TCGCGACCGTTGTCGCGTGTATCCCAAACGGTGAAATAGATCTCTCCGAGCGCGGAGTGATTGAAAACATCTTGGACGTCGTCGGGTCCGCGATCGGCGCAGGGGACGCACTCCGGATTCATTCGGTCGATTATTCCGCGCAGTGCGGTCTGGGCGAGGTCGGCGGCGCGGGCAGCGACGTCGGGCGGTTCGTTTTGGATGTCGTGTAACTCGATCCCGTCCGTTCCGGCGATCCGGATCGCGACGTTCTCAAGCGGCTCGAGGTTCACAGCGAGCGATCCCACCAGAAACCAAAAGGCTGGTGTTCGATCTCGTAGCGGGTTGCGCTAATTGCCGGCGTGTTCGAACTCGAGATTATCGCGCCAGAATTGGGGAATGCGCCGGCCTGGACCCTAAGCGGTTCGGTCGTGGAATAGGCTAGATCTGTGCTGTTTCGGCCCTCGATGTCGATGAATGTCTGCTCGCCGTCCGTCAGGCTTCCCAGGAGGTTTATGTGCCGTTGAATGTCAACCGAGGGAGATTCGATCGCCACGTATGTCAGTCCGAAAAATTGCGTTTCGGCTGGAATCGTGACCGCCTTTAATGTCGGGGTCGTCCCGACAGTCGTAAATCCGGTTGGGACGAAGTCGACGATCCGCCAAAAGCCGGGGAGGTTCGGCTCTTGATAATAACTCGAGAGCGTGTTCGTCGAAAATACGTTGTAAAGCGCCCAGCCGATCTGACGAAAAAGATCCCAGCCGCCGCCGCCGCCGTCCATCATCAAGTTTGTGGCCGTTGCGGAAGTGTCGACGCCGATATTCGCGGCGGTAGCGTCGGAACTCTTGCCTAACAGGAAGATGCGGCCGAAATATGGGTTCCCGGTGATCGTGTTTCCGGAGGCCAGCGCGCCGGTTCCTTCGTTCCATGCGATTGAAAGGTTCTTGGCCTTTGTCGAAGCGAGCTGAATCGTCGAGGTGTTCGCGATGTCGCAAGCTTCGCCGGGCGAAATTTCGAACGAAGAACTCGACGTTGACGAATATATTAATCCGGCGATGTGACCTCGCGCGGCCGTGATGAGCGCCGCGCATTCTTGATCTATCAGCGACCGAAGGGCAATGAGGAACGTCGACGGGTCCGTCTTCGAATGCGCGATCGACTGGTCGTCTAAAATCTCAATGAGCGATTCCTGAACCATGTTTAAAAAGTCGGCGTCGAAGAGCGTCCCGTCGCCTGAGCCGACTGTGCCATCCCGAAAATATTCCTCGCTGCCAAGAGAGGAGGGTGTCGGCTTGATCGCGACAGAATTAGCTGTGTCGATTCTATACATCCTAAGTATTCCTCCGGTCCCAAAGGAATCCCTGAGTCGATACGTAATACGCAGGTGTGCCGCTTGTCGAACTAAAGCGCGAAGTTAGTCGGCCCTGGAGCGTCGCGGCGCCGGCGGTGAGTATTGAAAAGATCGTGGGCGACTCGCTCCGCCAGTCGTTCGTAAACCTGCTGTGAGCGTAGTTGTAGAGCGACGATGTCGGCAAAGCCGGCGACGCTCCGATCCCTATCTGTCCGTAAAACTCAGTCGATACGCCGCCATCCGTAAAGACGGTGTGAGTTCCATAGTGGAGAGTCTCGGCCGGGACGTCTAGGTCGAATGTTGCGCTGGTCGTCGCGGCGATCGCGGTGTTGTTCACGGGGGTTCGCGGCTCGGGGAGCTTCCACAGGACCGGCCACTCTTTCGACTGCTTGAACTCGAGGAGGCCAGCGCCCACGCGGACAGCCCAGCCAATCTGCCGGTAGGTTGTGAAGCCATCGCCGGCCGCGTCCGATAGAAGGTTTGCCGCGGTCGCGGACTGGTCGACTCCGTAGTTAATATCAAAGCCAGTCGCCTTGCCGATCGCGAATACCCGGCCGAAATATGGATCGGCCCAGGTGTTGCTCGAGGCCATTGCTCCGGTGCCGGTGTTCCAGGCGATCGAGCAGTCCTTCGTTTTCAGTCCTGCCGAGTTGCGCATGAAATTCGAATTTGCAAAGTCCCTCGCGGTGCCGTCGTCGACGGTGAAGGTCGAGCCGCCTGCGGTCGGGATGATGTAGAGCCCTGAGATCAGGCTGCGCTGATTCACTTGCGAAAGCGCGATCCGTTCGTCGACTAGGGCGTCGATTGCGTCTAGGAATCGAGTCGCGACTGTCTTCGAGTGGGCGATCCCTTGATCGTCGAGAACCGCGATCAATGAGCCCTGGAGCATGTTCAAAAAGTCGGCGTCGAGGAGCGTCCCATCGGCAGATATTGAGGTTCGGTCTTTGAAAAACGCCTCGGCGCCGAGCGCGGCCGGCGGGGGCTTTGCTGGGACCGTGTTCGCGGTGTCGATTTTATACACCTAGAAAATCTCCCGCGACCAGATAAAACCCCGCGTCTGGAATTGGAACACATCCCCGGCGCTAACTCGAGCATGAACTTCGCCGCGGTTGCCGGTTCCCGACGTTCCTGTCGGTAGCAGGACGTGGCAATTGCGCGTGTTTGGCGAACTTATGTCGGGCTGCCATGCGGCGAAATGATTTGTTGCACTTGCCGCGGAGGGGGTCGCCGACTCGTGAAATGTCGCCCAGCGGAGCTCCTCGACGAAATCCGAATTTCCAAATGAAACCGTCGTGATTAGCAAGCACTCAATAGGACAGTCTAAATTTTTCGTGAACCCCGCAGCGCCCGCGGCGGCACTAACCGGAACGGAATTCGAAATCCTATCGTTCGACAGGTCGGATTCCTCGAGCATGAAAAACTCGCGATTCTCTGGGCGCTGATTGAATTGCAGGAGGTTCGTCCCCCACACTCCGAAATCCCTAACTACCCATCCAATCTGACGGTAGGTCGTGAAGCCATCGCCGGCCGCGTCGGCGAGGAGGCCGGCGGCATTGGGGACCAAGTCGAGGCCAATGTTCATTTCAGGGTCGCCGACCTTGCCCAGCGCGAAGACTCTCAAATATAGACCCGAAACCCATGTGACCGTTGATGCGAGCGTTCCGACGCCGGTATTCCAAGCGATCGAGGCGTCCTGGTTAGAAAAACCTGAAGACGAGACAGAGGTCGTCGAGTTTGCAGAGTCGCGACAGGCGCCGGGCGCAATGTCGAATTTGGTCGAGGTCGGCTGGACTGTGAGCTCGAGCCCCGTTTCGTAGCCTGGGCGACCGGTGTCGACAAGCGCGACCTTTTGCGCGACAAGCGATTGAATAGCTCGGCGGAGCGCGGTCGGGTCCGTCTTCGAGTGCGCGATCGACTGGTCGTCGAGGATTGCTACCAGCGATCCTTGCAGGGCGTTAAGCCAAGCGGCGTCGACCGTGGCCCCATCGAGAGCGCCAGCAGGGTTTGCAAAATAGCCTTCCGTCCCGAGAACTGCCGGGGTCGGCTCAACAGGCGCACTATTCGCGGCGTCGGTTCTATACAATTTCGAATTCCTTAGACAAAAACATGCTCGGCCCAAGCCGGTTCTATTTCGCTCAGAATGCAATCCAAATCCAATTGCGTGACCGCGCCCAGCGGGTCGTTAGCAACCGAACCGCCAGACGTGAAAGGCACAACCTCAATAGCAGCGGTTGTTGTCACGTCGTATTGAAACCAGGTCGAGGCCGCATCGGGGGCGCCGTGTTCGGCGATCGTGATCGTAAAGCCATAAATCGCGGCGATTTCAATCAGAGTATTCGGCGCGAGGTTCCGGTTCCGAGTCAACACCGCGATAACTACGGCGCGACGTTGCTCAAGGATCGTCGGCGGCGTTTGACAATCTCTCGGAAGAGCGAGCATCCGTTCGAAATCCGAGATGAATTGAGCGGTCGTCGAGGGGTCGAGCTCGTCTAGGAGATCGTCACAGAGCGCGTCAAATCGTGCCAGCTCGATCGCGAGGCCTTCAAATAGCCGGCGAAATAGTCCGCCCTCGTCGAGATCGAGTGCGAAACCTTGCGGCATATGGTCGATCAGCGATTGAGACCAGTCGGCGGCGGTCTTTGCAATCATTATGTGAAAACCGGAACGCCGAGAATGGGGAGCTGCCCAGCAGAGTGAGCTTTGTTTGCGGCCGGACTGGTCAGCGCCGAGCTCGTCTCGCCGGTCGCTCGCGAAATGACTTCAGCCAGTTGGGAATGAACGACGGTGCCGCCGATTGTCGCCGTTCGAATTAAAAACTGGACGATCTCGGCTTTGACAGCGTCTTGAACTGCGGTCGTGTTCGGTGTGAGTGTGATCGCGGGGTTTAGCGATACGAGCGTCGGCGGGTCGACTTGCACGTCAGCGCATAACGGCCGGCGGTCGTCGGCGTCGATGTAATTGAACGCGGTGACGTAATCCCCTGCGACTCGATTAATCGCGTTTCCGGCCGCGTCGGCGGCGTCGTTTACGGCGTAAATCTGAATGACGTTTGAGCCGGTGGCGGGTTTGACGACAAAAACCCGCGTCCAGCCGTTTGCAATTGATTCGAATGTCCATCGCTCAAAGTCGGTGAGCGTTCCGCCCTGCGGCGCCCGGCGCTTGTGCAACAAATATCGGTCGCGAAATGCTTCGGTCGTCTCGTCGTTCGTTCCGGCAGAGACCTCGTCGGGGGCCGGGCGGACTTGCCCGAGACCTGCGGCGATTCCGGCGAATGGCTCCTCGAGGTCGACCGCGGAGCCGGCCGCGAGGTTGTATTTTTCGCCCGACTCGACCGCCTCGATTTGCGGAACGTAACTCGCGAGAGCCGCGACCCAGGGGAATGTTAGGGCGACGTATCTATCCCCCGCGGCATTGACTAGGAATAATCCGGCCGTCGGCGCCGGGACGACCTGCGCGGCCAGGGCGAACCGGGCGAATCCCTGCGCCTTGGCGCCGAGGGTTTGCGTTAGCCCCTCCTCCGCGGCGAGTCGGACCAGGTCGTCGAGCTCGGCGGTGTCGCCGAAGTGATTCCGGGCGGCACGTTCGAGCCGACCGTTGAGCTCGTGAATCTGCGCGGTTTGCGACATTATCAGCGCGAGAACCGCGGTCCGCGGTGCGAACGGATCGAAGTCGACTAAGACGCCTTTGACGTCGCCGCGGATTCGGTCGAGGATTTCGGCGACAGTTGGCCGGGTGAATGCCATGTTTTAGACGCCCTTCTTCGCCATCGCTTCCCACTGGATCGCATAACGGCGATCGAGCCGGGTCGTGGCGTCGGTGATCGTGATGAAAATCTCGAGGACACCCCGAGACGGGACTCGGGTCTCGACGGTGACAACGCCGATTCCTTCGGATTCGAGCCATGCGAGCGATTCGAGGACGTAAGACCGGGCGCGTGCGCGGGTCTCGTCGTTCAAGGCGTGGCCCTCGAGGAGCCACAAGCGAGAACCGTAGCGGTCGTCTAGGCCGAGCGGCGAAAGGAAGTCGCCCCAGTAGCCGCGACGCTCGGGAAATGCGGGGTGGTCGGACTGCGGGACGTCGTCGGAGTCTTCGGCTAGGCGGTCGGTCAACACCGACAGAATGACCTGCGATCGAAAACCGTCCTCGAGTTCGAGCTGACCCCATGCGGGCGAGGAGGCGAGCGAGAGGTCGAACCCTTCGCGTTTATTGAATGACGCGGAATCGCCGGCGGCGATGCCCTGGCCTGGCGTGCCGACGCCGCCCTCGACCGGAAAGATTGGGCCGGCGGGTTGATCGAATCGGAGGTTCTTCTTCTCGAGGCGTAGATCTGGCATTAAACCACGCCGCCGGTGTTCCCGAGGCACCCCGCGCCTGGATAGCTTCCGCCGGCGGGCGCGGCGATCGTGCCCACTGAATGAGTGTGCCCCGCCCAGGCCGTCCCTTCTATCGTCGTCGTGCCGGTGATGACGACCGTCATCCCGCCAATATTGACGGCGCCGGAGGCGTTAAGGTCCGCGTTTCCCGATCCGGCGTCGATGCCAATTGCGTTTCCGGCGAGCTCGACGATCCGGCCTCGCTTTGCGTGCAACACGAGCCCCTCGTCGGTGTATATTTGAACCTCGCCAGGCGCGAGGTTTGTCGGGCGGTGCCGCGGGTCGTCGACGTTGACGACCGCGAGACGCGACGGAGAGCCGCCGACCTGGAGGGCGAGACCTTCGGCGCCGATGAGGGGAACCGACGTAACGCCGTAATCTTGAAACCGCGTCGCGTTGCGATTCGTTCCGCCGCTGGCGAACGTGTCGCCGTCCACTCTTTGATGCGAGACCGAGCCCTTCACGTCGAGGCCGGTGTCGTCGATCGCGGTGAGGAGGATTCGGCTAACCATCTGGCCGATTCGAAACCGAATTGCGCGCTTGAGCCCTTCAGTTAGTTCACTCACTCGAAAGGCCTCCTGTGAATTATCATTCTGGTTTCGTAAA